CCCAAAAAATCCCCCGGGGGAGCCAAAAAGTGAAAGTCTCTGAACTTTCTGGGGGTAAAACTGTACACACATCGCCTGCAACCTGTTTCAAAGGAGCTCAAAACATGGCAGATCAGTTGGGGGTACTCAAGATCCACTACCCGCTCGATCGAGAGCAGACCAAGACCGTCCGGGCCCACTGCCACCAGGCTGTCATCGACTGCGCTTCGACCCTCCGGGGTTCTGGAACCAGCTCGGTCCTCATGACCGACCACAACACTCACGGCCCGCTCCCCAACTGGGGCGGTCGCCGGCTCGCAAGCCACCGCATCGACTACGTCGGTGCATCCACCGCCGCTCATGGCGCCAGGCTCAAGGTCCTGAAGACCAAGGTCGTCGACGGCACGATCGACAACCACGAGTTCATCGGCGTCCAGACGCTGGTGACCTGGCCTTCTGGTCTTCACTCGAAGATCTGGTTCGTCCAGGCGAACTTCGGACGGCACGAGTCCGATGCCAAGTTCCTCGACAACGCCCGCCGTCTGAAGAAGGCGTTCCGCGGCAACGTCGTCTGGGGCTTCGACGAGATCGACGAGAAGGACGTCCCCAACGAGCACGCGCTGCTCGAGAAGGTCTGGGACCCTCGCAAGTACCACTACGCTGGTGGTGCAGCCAAGTCGATGGTGATCGCTTCCCCGAGGCTTCGGGTGAAGAGCGTCGCCGTCATCCGAGCCTGTGGTGGCGTAGCCCACCTGACCCCGGCTCGAGACCTCGTGCGCGTGATCATCCAGCGCCCGCTGCGTCTTCGCGACCGACTCAAGAAGTAGGCCTACCCGAGGAGGACAAGTCATGGCCCGAGTAACAGGAATGACTGCCTCCGAGATCGAGGCAGAGCTTGCCGACGGCGTTGTCTCAGGCCGGATCGACCAAGCCACCCAGCACCTCTTCCTCACCACCCGCGCCGGCGCCGTTATCGACGCTGGCGGGGTTGGTGTGGCGGGTGCAATCACGCCTTTTGTATTTGTCCAAGATGTCGCTTCGGCGACCTGGACGATCAACCACAACCTTGGTCGCTACCCACAGGTGACCATTGTAGACAGCGCCGGAAGCGAAGTCGTCGGTGACATCACCTACGTCGATACCAACACAGTCGTCGCCACGTTCGGCGGAGGCTTTGCTGGTAGAGCCTACTTGACCTGAAGGAGAGCACATGAAGCTTGTCAACAACCTCGACTTCGGCAAGTACGAGGCCCAGAACATGAAGCTGCAGAACCTTGCTACGGCTCCGGCGAGCCCAACCAAGGGTTTGGCATATTTCGACACCACGATCAACGACGCGCGTGTCTACAACGGCACCGCCTGGGTCAACCTGGGCCTGCAGGGCAGCATCACCGCTGTCACCGGCACTGCTCCGATCACCAGTTCGGGCGGTTCTACCCCTGCGATCGGCATCACCGCGGCTACGGCTTCGGCCGCCGGCTCCATGAGCGCCGCCGACAAGTCCAAGCTCGATGGCGTTGCTGCTGGCGCTACCGCGAACTCCACGGACGCTCAGCTTCGTGACCGATCGACACACACGGGTTCCCAGGCGATCTCCACGATCACCAACCTGCAGACCACCCTCGACGCTAAGGTTGACGCCTCAACCAAGGGCGTCGCCAATGGTGTCGCTTCTCTTGACGCCAACGGCAAGGTTCCGACCTCGCAGATCCCGGCGCTGGCTCTCTCAGATGTCTACGTGGTTGCCGACAATGCGGCGCGTGATGCTCTTGTTACCTCTCCCGGGGTGCAAGAGGGTGATGTTGCCATCGTTACCGGAACTTCGACCTCGTACGTCTACGACGGCACGACCTGGCAGGCGCTCCAGAGCCCGGCCGATGGTGTGCTCTCGATCGTGCAGGGCACCGGCATCATTTCTTCGGGCGGCAACAACCCGACGATCTCGATCGACACTGCGGTTGTCGTCCGCAAGGTCGCTGCCAACCTTGGTGACGGCACGGCCACTTCCTTCGTCGTCAACCACACCCTCAACACGAGGGACCTGACCGCCGTCGTCTACAACAACGCTTCGCCTTACGACGTCGTTGTCGCCGACATCGAGTTCACCACCACTGGGTCCATCACCGTTCGGTTCGGCACGGCCCCGGCCGCAAACGCCTACCGACTGGTGGCCCACGGATGAGGTTCCTGGGACTCAAGAACGAGAACGACGATATTGCCACACAAGGCGATGTTGCCTCGGGTGGTGGAAGCGGCGCAGCTCCTCTTCCGGCCGGCGTCATGCACATGTGGCCAACAGCTACTGCTCCTGCGGGTTATTTGCTGTGCGACGGCTCGACCTTCGACAGCGGAACCTACCCGGCCCTCGCCGCTGCTCTGGGTGACACTTATGGTGCTCACTCCGGCACGACATATTACCTTCCGGACTTCCGACTTCGTTACCCTGTCGGTGCGGGAAGTACGTCTGCTCTAGGCGACAATGAAGGTCAGGCCGAGGCGAGCCGCGACGTTACTGGTGACCACAACCACACGACGGCGGATCACAGTCACAACATTCCGGATCACACTCACGGAATGAACTCTCACACCCACACCGTTGGTTCTTACGCCATTTCCAGTGTTGCTGACCGAGCAGCTGGTACCGGTAACCGTGGTGGTAACCCGGTGACGGGTACGTCGGGTGGTTGGTCTGCTGCTGTCAATACCAGCGGGGTTCAGCCTACGAACGGCTGGGCCACGAGCGGCGCCAGCACTGGAAACACGACATCTGGGGCGGATGCTCCCGTTATTCCTCATCTGACGATCAACTACATCATCAAGACCTAGGAGAGCGATGAGCACCGACATCTATATCCCCACTGTGGCCGAGCCGGTGAATCCGGACGGCTCGACCTTCACGACGTTCCTCAACGACGCCAGGGTCATCACGCCATCGCTGTTCGCCAACGCCACCAGCAAGACCTGCACGGTGGAGACGGTTCCGGCCGACCCGGACACCGGCATGCCAGAGATGTACCACGTCCACTTCGATCAGGACTTGACTCCTGACGAGAAGACGTTGGTCCTTCTCATCATGCAGAGCGACGCGAACATGGACGCTGTCATCACCGCGGCGAAGAAGGCGCTCACGGACAACTCGACCTGGAATGCCAACACGCTGCCCCAGATCGTGAACGGGGCGAACGCCATCATCAATGCAACCGGGACGGCTGCGTATCTTCCGAACGACAAGCAGCTCGCCCAGGCCGTCAAGACCCTGGCCAACCAGGTGGCGGACCTCGACAACCAAAACCGGGCACTCATCAAGTGGGCGCTGGGTCTGCGGGAAACCGCGCTGTAACGCAATGACCAACCTACCGCCTCGAAAGGAGTGCACATGGCAACCGTAACCGGCATGACGGCCGAGAAGATCGTCGAGATCACAGACGGCTCGGTCATCTCGGCAGCGGTCGACGATGTAACCGGCGTCCTCACGCTCCAGACTCGAGGCGGCCAGACAATCACTGCGGGTAACGTCGGTCTTGCCACCGACGCAGTCGACCGTGCTTACCCGGTCGGATCGATTTTCATGTCGACCATTGCTACCGATCCGGCCACGCAGCTGGGCGTTGGTACTTGGCAGGCTTGGGGCACCGGACGAGTTCCGGTTGCGGTCGACCCTGCTCAGCCCGAGTTCGACGTCACCGAGAAGACCGGTGGTGAGAAGACGCATCTTCTCACCGCAGGAGAGATGCCGGGACACACGCACACGGGTCCGAACCACGATCACGACATGTCTCACGATCACGGTCCGGCGACCACGAGCTCTGCCGGCGATCACGAGCACACGGCCCTCGGTAACACCACGGCTGGGCAGGACGTCGGTACCTATGCTCGAGGCGCCATTTCTGGCCGAGCAGACGACGGCGGTGCTCTGATCAACGCAGCTGGTGCTCACACTCACACGTTCGACGTTCCCTACTGGGGCGGCCGAACCGGAGGTGGCGGAACGGGCAACACGGGTTCCGCTGGCGGAAACGGTGCACACAACAACCTGCAGCCGTACATCACCTGCTACATGTGGAAGCGGACTGCCTGACACAGGAAGGAGTTAGCCATGAACAGCATTCTTCTGACGGTCCTGATCATCCTCGGGATTCTCTGCGCCCTCGTGTTCCTCTTGCGTGGCCGCGGTCCCCGCATCTGATCCAAGAAAGGAGTAGCCATGCCGAGCAAGGGCACCGACTCCCCTCGACGCAGGTCGGCAACTACTCCCGAAGCAAGAGAGCAACAGATGATTGCTCTCGCCGACGCTCTTGCCGAAAAGCAGCTGCGAGAGGGAACTGCTTCCGCTCAGGTCATCACTCACTACCTGAAGCTAGGAACAAGTCGAGAGCAGCTTGAGCAAGAGAAACTCAGGAAAGAGAATCAGCTCCGAGAAGCGCAGATCGATCAGATGGCCTCGGCCGCTCGGATCGAAGAGCTCTATTCCAGGGCGCTCGACGCCATGCGCGGTTACTCGGGTCAAGACCCGGAGCCCGAGCATGGAGCTTATTAGAACGTACTCCGCGCTTAGCCGCATCGAGACCTTCGAGGAACGGTTCCGTTATTTGTCTTTGAACGGACAAGTGGGTGAACCGACCTTCGGGTGGGACCGCTGGATCAACCAGCAGTTCTATCAGTCCCGACAGTGGAAGCAAGCTCGGAGCTACGTCATCGCAAGAGATCTCGGATGTGATCTGGGGATCCAGGGGTATGACATCCACGAGAAGATCCTCATACACCACATGAACCCCATGACTGTCCGTCATATTACCGAAGCTGATGAGTCGATTCTCGATCCTGAATTTCTCATCACCACAACCCACCGTACTCACAACGCAATCCACTACGGAGACGAGAGGCAACTTCCCCGGCAGCTCGTCGAGCGTCTTCCCGGTGATACGAAGTTGTGGTAACGAAAGGAGCATCATGAGCAACTACAGATGGGCCGACAAGAAGTCGCAGTGGTTCCAGGACGACTTCCCCGGCTCTGTCCTTCACCTGAACAAGGACACGATGGTCGCGGTTCTTCACACGACCGAGACCGCCGGATGGCCCGGCTACGAGGGAGGAGCAACGGCTCCGAACTACACCGGCATGCCGCCGATCGGACTTCGCCTCGGCAAGTGGCGAGCCCACTTCCCGGACGAGCGCTCTTCCCGAGCTCTCAGGAACCTGCTGAACGGCGTCGAGACCAACACGCTCAACGCTGTCCAGTTCGAGCTGATCGGCACCTGCGACCCCGCGCACAAGGTTTCTTGGGGGAAGCTCAAGGCCGGCAAGGACTACGTCTACTGGCCCGACGCCACCAAGCGTCAGCTCCGGTTCGTTGGTCGAATTCTGGCGAGCATGAGCTACCGGCACGGTCTGCAGCTCAAGGCTCCGAAGAAGTTCCTGCCCTACCCCGAATCCTTCGGGGACAACGGGGTTCGCATGACCTTCTCCGAGTGGCACAACTCGGTCGGTGTCTACGGCCACCAGCACATCCCCGAGAACGTCCACGGCGACCCGGGAAACATCAACATCGGCTACATCCTCCAGTACGCGCGGACTTCCGTGACGCGCTGGCGGAGGCGCAAGTAGCCATACAACGCCGGCCGGGGGGCTGAGCTGCGCTTCCCCCGGTGCACCAGCTCCTCGGCCGGTCCCAACGTCAAGCAGAAAGGAGAGAGTTCAAAATGGCAGCGACAGAGAGCATCTTGGACTCAGTCAAGGAGGGTCTTGGGGTCCCCGTCGAAGACACGGGATTCGATTCCGAGCTCGCCCTGCACATCAACTCAGTGCTCTCGACTCTCCGCCAGCTTGGCGTTGGTCCTGCAGCAGGCTTCATGATCACCGGAAACTCGGAGACCTGGACCGACTTCCTCGGAGACAAGGCCGTCACTCTGGTCGACTCCAAGACCTACATGGTTCTTCGCATCAAGCTCCTCTTCGACCCGCCGCCCACCTCCTTCGCGCTCGACGCGATCAAGGAGCAGATCCAGGAAGCTGCCTGGCGGCTGAACGTCACGAGGGAAGAGACGGATTGGGTGAACCCTGTTCCCCCTCCGGTGGTCGACCCCTACTCGGACCCGACGCTCTTCTAGGAGGAGATCTTGTACGACATCATCGAGCAGCGTCCTGGCTACACAGTCAGTAGGAAGCGCTACAACAGGACCGACCCTCGACTTGGTCGGCATGTTCGACACGACAGCCGTTCGCTGGCGTACCTCGTCAAGGCCAAGGATCCGGCCCAGCTCAAGTCCATCCGGCACGAGCGGCACATCCCGACTCTCGACCAGGGAAGCTACTTCGACCCGATCACCAAGAAGCGCATCTCCTTGGGGTCTTGCACTGGAAACGCCGCCACTGGGGCTCTTGGGTCTGGTGTGTTCTGGGAGGAGGGTCTGAATGTCCTCAGCCCGATCGACATCGACGTCGACGAGACCTTCGCGGTGGGCGTCTACGCCGAGGCCACCAAGCTCGATCCGTTCTCAGGCGACTACCCTCCGACCGACACCGGTTCGGACGGCCTCTCTGTCGCACAGGTCTTGAAGAACCGTGGCCTCATCAGCGGCTACGTGCATGCAACCTCGTTCGACGCTGCTCTGACAGCCCTCTCGCAGACTCCAGTCATCGGCGGTGTCGAGTGGCGACAGGACATGTTCCGCCCCGACCCCGACGGCCGCATCCACATCACCGGTTCAATCGCCGGCGGTCATGAGATCGTCTTCGACGAGCTGGACGTGGAGAACCAGCGCGTCTGGTTCCACAACTCATGGGGCCCGAATTGGGGCGTGCACGGTCGCGCCTATCTCACTTGGGGCGACTTCAAGACGCTCCTCTCCCGCCAGGGAGACATCACTCAGTTCGTTCCAGTGACCGAGCCGGCTCCGACGCCGGACCCGAATCCCCCGGTTCCTCAGCCCGCCCCGGTGACTCCGGACGTGACGCTGATCCAGGAGGTCATCGACGCCTGCAAGAACCTCGTGGCGGCGCTGGAGAAGTTCCTCAACCCGAGCAAGCCCTAGACACCGAAAGGAGATAGTCAAAATGAAACTCGAAGAGTACCTCGAACAGCACGGCGAGCTGAAGCACCACGGCGTCAAGGGCATGCATTGGGGTGTCCGTAAGGCGGAGAAGCTTCGCGAGACGGCCAATCGAAACCAGCGCATCGCTGACGGCACGGCCACCAAGAGGGACAAGTTCGACCAGGCCATCCTCGGCAAGGGAATGCACGGTTTCGGAGGGGCGCTGTCGCTCAGCCCACGGGTCGCGGCCCGTCTGGCTGTGCGATACGGCAAGGCTGCCGACAAGGCTGAAGCCAAGGTGGCCTCGAAGGAGCGAAAGGCTGAGGCCATCGCTGCTCACGAGAAGTGGAAGAAGGAGGCCGGCGGTACCGAGATGGCCAACAAGGTGTTCCAGAAGGCCGCCAAGGACTTCGAGAAGACCGCGGAGATCATCAACAACGATCCGAACTACAAGGGCAAGGACGTCACGAAGGGTGTTCTCGCCAAGCATTACCAGGCGACGATGAACCACTACTTCAACGAGCACATGGCCCAGGCTTCGGTCGACCTGACCCTGAACGACCAGGGTCACGCCTACATCTACCAGTTCGACGCTCGCACCGGGATGATGCGCGGGGTCGAGCACAAGATCGCCGGAGCCCCGTGATGACCGGCGTCCCCGACTACAAGGTCAAGCTCAACGAGCTCGGTCACATGATCGGGTTCGACGTCGTTCCCATGGAGATCAAGCACGACGATCTCGATGTGGTCGCGCATGCCGGAAACGGTGTCCCCGACTACAAGGTCGAGCTCGACGACCTCGGTCACATGGTCGGGTTCACTCTTGTCGGCTCTGCTGTTCATTCCGACGAGGACAAGGACTTCCTGGAGCACTACGGCATCAAGGGCATGCGTTGGGGCGTTCGCCGGGAGACCGGTTCGAACGGTCGAGTCGATGCCACGCCGGTAACGGTGACCCAGCCGAAGCCCGGCTCGAGGCTCACTGCCACCGGTGGTCAGAACCACCCGGCTCACGAGGACGCCACCAAGGCGGTTGCTGCTCGTCAGAAGGCTCGTGCGAGCACTCTTGCCGCTCTCAGCAACGACGAGCTCCAGGCGACCGTCAAGCGGATGCAGCTCGAGCAGCAGTATTCCGATCTGATGAACAAGCGCCAGGGCAAGTCCGCGGCGAAGAAGGGTCAGGAGATCGTCAAGGGTCTTCTGGGCATGGGCAAGACCGCCAACGAGGTGATGGCCTTCCACAACTCGCCTGCGGGCAAGGAGCTTCGGAAGACCCTCGAGAAGGCGACCGGAAGCAAGGCTGCTTAGAAAGGAAGGTGAACACTTGAGTCTCTCCAACACAGCAGTGCCGTATTACTACGGGCAGTTCAGAGATGCGGTCCTGCGCGGAGAGATTCCAGTGAACCGGGAGATCTCCATGGAGATGAACCGGATTGACGACCTTATTCGTAATCGTATGTACTACTACGACGACAAGGCCGTCAACGGTTTTATTCTCTACTGCGAAAACGAGCTCACCCTCACGGACGGCTCTGATCTCAACCTGCTGTTCTCGTTCAAACTCTGGGCAGAGCAGATATTTGGGTGGTACTACTTCGAGGAGCGCCCCGTCTACGAGCCCGGAAGGGACGGACAAGAGGGCCGCTACGTCAACAAGCGGATGAAGATCCGACTCACGAAGAAGCAGTACCTGATTGTGGCTCGTGGTGCAGCAAAGTCGATGTATGCCGAGTGCATCCAGTCGTTCTTCTTGAACGTAGACACGTCGACGACTCACCAGATCACAACTGCTCCAACAATGAAGCAGGCGGAGGAAGTTATGTCTCCGTTCAGGACTGCTATCACCCGTGCGCGAGGGCCTCTCTTCAAGTTCCTCACGGAAGGCTCCCTTCAGAACACGACGGGGAACCGGTTCAACCGCCAGCAGCTGGCCTCAACGAAGAAGGGCATCGAGAACTTCTTCACAGGTTCTCTTCTCGAGATTCGCCCGATGTCCATCAACAAGCTTCAGGGCTTGCGTCCCAAGGTTTCGACCGTGGACGAGTGGCTATCGGGCGACCTTCGAGAGGACGTCATCGGAGCGATCGAGCAGGGCGCTTCAAAGCTGGACGACTACCTCATCGTTGCGATCAGTTCCGAGGGAACCGTTCGAAACGGCA